TTAATAAAACTCTATACCCGTAATCTTCAATGAGTTCTGGCGCTTCCCTTTAATTCCTTTTACATATTCAAAATGAATGTTTTTGATTGCCATCTTTATGAATTCAGTTTTTAACTCATCTTCCATTAATTCCCAGCCGTTTAGCAATGAATACTTGAAATTTTTAATCTTCTCATAGTTAAAAGTCTTACCCTTATCATTATCCTTGCGCTTTTCATACTCATGTATTTCTTTGTCAATACGACTTATTATTGGAAAAGCTTCATCCTTATCCATCATACCTTCTATAAAAAGTGTTTGACATCTAGCGCGTTCTTTTCGCAACTTTTCAATATCGATGCCGACATCTTCTATTTCTTTAGGTTGGTTTTCGATTTTATATGATGTTAAATCAAATTGTTTTAGATAATTGTAAAATTGTTTTAAAACCTCGCCTTCGTCGATGTTACATGCATTTTTATTTTTAGTATTTTTGCAGTTAGAACAAAAGTATAGTTTAGAATACCAAACTTCTTTATTTTTAGGCGTATGCTTGACTGTGTTTAAAGTCAATTTCTGGTTACAGTTTGGACATAATAGTTTACTTCTGAAAATAGCGTTATGTTTTACGATTGTAGAGTTAGTTTTTTCACTTATCCTTAATTTTATTTCTTCGTATTCTTCTTCACTTATAATAGCTTCGTGGGTGTTTTCGACGAATATGTCACCGAAAACAAGATGACCTCTAGCTACCGGACTCGTTAGAGCATTGCCTATAACTGATCTGTGCCAGTTTTTACCTAAGGGTGCTTTGTATTTAGAGTTGTTCAATTTTATAGTTATTTCTCTTAAACTAGTACCTTTTTTCGCTTCTTCTACTGCAAATCGTAATACTTTTTTATATTCATTAGGCACAAATTTATCGTTTACTCTGTCGTAATAGAAAGGAGGGACAGTTTTAGCTAACCCTTTTCTAGCTGATGCGCGTCGACCCATTGCAGTACGCTCTTGAATTGTAGTACGCTCCCACTCTGCCATAGCACCTACTAATGTTACGAACAAACGTCCCATAGCAGAAGTTGTGTCATATACTTCTGTTGCGCTCCTAAACAACACGTTTTTATTCTCAAACAATTCTAGTATCTCTAGTAAGTCTTTAACACTTCGAGTTAATCGATCTAGTTTATAGACTAAAACCAAATCAAAATTATCTATTTCATTCAACATTTCTTGTAAAGCGGGTCTGTCTTTTTTAGCTCCGGAGTATCCAGCGTCAGTATATACTTTATGAATTTTCCAGTCGTTTATGTCGCTGTAAGCTCTTAATTTTCTTTCTTGTTCTTCGATAGAGTGTCCTTTTTCTTTTTGTTCAAGTGTACTCACTCTAGTATAAATTGCTACTTTCATGTGCTCCCTCCTCAAAATTGGCAAAAAATAATAAGGGTAGGCGGGCTACCCGAAATTTTATTGTTGAATCACTTCGCTATTTTGACGTTTGAAATTGTCAAAATCATTTTGTGCTTTCTTCCATGAATTATAGTCTTGTCCGTCTTGTACTGCCCATGAACCACCTATGCCGGCAGTATGACCACCATTCTGACGTTTGTTTTCTTCTGTTGCTCTTTTAGCTTCTTGATAAGCGTTATAAGATGTGTCGCTTGAAAACTCATCTTTTACTGGCGCATTGTTGTTTTTATTAGAAGTGGGATTATTTTGTGTTTGATTTTTATTTGAATTAGAAGTATTTTGCTTATTTTCATCACTTTGTTCTTCGGCACTCGAAACTTTATCACTATCACCTTGTGATTCTTCTTTAGTAGTAGGATTGTCGAAATCTTCCATAACTGAATAATCTACCGTTTTTAATTTACTGATATCAATTTTTTTAGTACCTAATTTTTTGTCTTCACTACCTTTTGTAGCGTGCAAAGTAACTTCATTGTCATTTTGGAGTTGGTAAGTTACAAGACCTTTAGCGGTTCCGCCTTTTTTAATTTTGTCGAAACTATGTTTGTTCCATTCTCCAAGCTTGCCAGTGTTTGGTGTGATATCCATTTCTAATTTATTAACGGTATCTTTACTATCTTGAGTAGCACTCATAGATGCAATCCAAACATTAGTTGAAGTGATTTTGTCGTCATCAACTTTACTTTTAACCTCATATTTAAATGCGATAAGCTTCTTTTTACTCTTTTTATTATCCTTATCATTAATTAAAAATACATCTTTAATTTTTAAAACTGCTTGATCTAAAACTAATGTATCGTTTTTAAATTGAGCTTTGTTTTCATCTACAGAGGTTTTCTCATCATTACTTTCTTTTTTGTCTCCACTACTACCACAAGCGCCTAAAATTAACGTACTTGCTAATATTAAACCTAATAATCTTCTCATGTTCATTTCTCCTTTATTTATATTTCTTTATATTTAAAAACTCTCAACGGCTCAAATGTAATCGAATACTCGCCATAGTGAGTTCCAATACCATATATCTTTTTATATTGTTCTATCGCTTCTAATATGTATTCTTCGCTTAATTGTAGATACTCAGACAACTCATACAAGTTACGTACGCCATAATTATAAGCTTCTACAATTTCACGTAATGGAACAGCTGAGATAAAGCCGTGTCTACGTGCGTAATTTTCGAACTTGCGATTGTTGAACTTCGACTGATCTAAAATGTTGCCATACGTCAACTTGTGATGAGCAAGTTCCTCATATAACACTTCTAATTTGTTCCTTTCGGATAGGGAAGGTCTAATAAAAATTTCTCCTTCTTGATACCAACCATCGAATCCTCGAGGTACTCTTTGTGTTTCTTTCACTTCAACTTCACATTTCATAAGCAATTCTTCGTATTTTCCCATGAGCCAAACCCCTTTGGTGTCTTATTTCTTTCTATCTCTAACCCATTGCATAAAGTTTTCGATTTCTTCCCATTCTTCGGGAGTAAATTCATCTTTATTTGCATGACCGGCTATAGTTTCTTGATGAATACTTTTATCATCAGTTATGTCGGAGGGCATAACTCCAAAATAGTCAGCAAGTAATTCGATTTTATCTCTTCTAGGATATTTGACTGCATTCATCCAACTACTTACAGTAGATTCTTTTAAATTTAAATCTTTTGCCATGTCTGTTTGTGTTTTGCCTTTTCGTTCTAAAAGATTTTTTAAATTCTTTGAAAGAATTTGTTTAGCCATTTTGTTGCCTCTCTTCTTATTTAAGTGTTGCTTAAATTATAATATTTAGTTTACAAAAAGTAAAGTTATTTCAGAAAAAAGTTTACTTTATGTGTTGACACTTTACTTTTAGTGTAGTAAATTAGATGCATACCTTACAAGGAGGTGACAACATGACAGATACAATTGAGGCATTTTCTCTAAAGGGTGCGCGAAATGAATTTGATTACACGCAAGAGCAAATAGCTGATAAATTAGGGGTTTCTCGAGCACAGTATATTGCGTGGGAAAAAGGTGATGTAATACCTAAAAGCATGGTAGTTTATGCTTTAGCTTACATCTATGGTATTAACGCTGACTTATTAAGAGTCAGCAAAAAAATTTAAAACTAACTTCACTTAAAGTGAAGTTGTGTAAAAACACGACAAAAGAAAAACAAACTATTTAAAAGGAGGAACTCAGATGCAAGCATTACAAACATTTAATTTTGAAGAATTACCAGTAAGAACATTAACAGTAAATGAGGAACCGTATTTTGTAGGGAAAGATGTAGCAGATATTCTAGGTTACAAAAATGGCAGTCGTGATATTAACGCTCATGTTGATGCAGAAGATAAGCTGACGTACCAAATCAGTACCGCAGGTCAAAGACGAAATCAAACAATCATCAACGAATCGGGTTTATACAGCCTAATCTTCTCATCAAAACTAGAATCAGCTAAACGATTCAAACGTTGGGTAACTTCAGACGTCCTACCCGCTATTCGAAAACACGGTATCTACGCAACAGACAATGTAATTGAACAAACATTAAAAGATCCAGACTACATCATTACAGTGTTGACTGAGTATAAGAAAGAAAAAGAGCAAAACTTACTTTTACAACAAGAAATTGGAGAGCTAAAACCCAAAGCAGACTATGTAGATGAAATCTTAAAGTCAACTGGAACATTAGCTACAACTCAAATCGCGGCAGACTACGGTATATCAGCACAAAAGTTAAACAAACTACTACACGAAGCTAGATTACAACGAAAAGTGAATAAACAGTGGGTGCTTTACTCAGAACACATGGGCAAGAGTTACACAGAATCAGACACTATACCAATTGTACGCTCTGACGGTAGAGAAGACACAGTTTTACAAACTAGATGGACACAAAAAGGTAGATTGAAAATACATGAAATCATGACTGAATTCGGTTATGAAGCTAACGTAACTGCTTAACAGGAGGGCGCAGCAAATGGAAGATCAAAACAAAAAAGTCATTTATTACTACTATGACGAAGCAGGTAATAGACAACTATTATCAATTGGAGATTTGAATCTCTATTTATTAAAAGATATTAAATCAAGATTTGGTTTATATAAAAAACAAATCCCTGATTTAGATAATCTGTTCGTTCAAATAGACGGTGTTGAATTTAAAGTACTATAACCCGAGCAATGCACCTCTTAAACAACATTATACACGAAAGGAGCATAAACAAATGAACACACTATACAAAACAACCTTCCTCATCACAATGGCAGTTGCGACTTGGAAGGTTTGGAAGATTGAGAAAAACACAAGATTTAAACTTAGAAATTTTGATTATCCAAAAATTAATAATGCTCAGAGCAAATCATTGTTGGATATTGCTAGTCACGATTTAAAAGATATTTAACTGTATTCAAAATTTTCATATCTTGTTGAGCTTTTAAGCTTTCGTATAAAGCTATTGAATAAATAATTTCGTAAGATACGTTTTCAGGAGCATCTTCTTTCAACTTATTTATTCTATCTCTAAAAAAGTCACTGTCACCACCGAATTCTTTTTCGGCTTGATTACTAAGTTCACCAAAGAAATTTTGAAAATCATTAAATTCCATACTTATCACCTCCTTTCACTAGGAGATAACTAAATTATACACGAAAGGAATGGTAGAAGTGCCACCACACATTCAACAAATGTTATACGAAATCCAGTTAAAAGCTGGTATACCTCAAAAATTAATGGAAATGCAAGGTTTGATAAACGATGAAACAACCAAAGAGGAGAAAAAAGAAAATGAGTAACATTTATAAAAGCTACCTAGTAGCAGTACTATGCTTCACAGTCTTAGCAATTGTGCTTATGCCATTGCTGTACTTCACTACAGCATGGTCAATCGCGGGATTCGCAAGTATAGCGACATTCATATTTTATAAGGAATACTTTTATGGAGAATAAAAAAACTGCTACTTGCGCCAACAAGTAACAGTGACAAACGATTAACAAAATTAATTCGTGTTCAATATAAAACGAAAAAAGGAGGAAGTCAAGATGTATTACGAAATAGGCGAAATCATACGCAAAAATATTCATGTTAACGGATTCGATTTTAAGCTATTCATTTTAAAAGGTCATATGGGCATATCAATACAAGTTAAAGATATGAACAATGTACCAATTAAACATGCTTATGTCGTAGATGAGAATGACTTAGATATGGCATCAGACTTATTCAACCAAGCAATAGATGAATGGATTGAAGAGAACACAGACGAACAGGACAGACTAATTAACTTAGTCATGAGATGGTAGGTGTAAGCATGAGAGATACAGAAAGAAATATATTGAATATTTTTAAGACATTATTCGACGAATATACTTTGTCAAACCAACGAGCACTATTGGAAATTGAACGTAATCATCACGGATACTTATCGATTAATTTCTTGCACTATCACGACAGTTACAAAACAAACAATAAGCTTGTGCAGATACATGAAATCAATCCAGATAGCCATGAACGAATAAAAAATTTAATTATCGAGGTGCTAAGAGGTCATCGGAAGATTAAAAAAGGAGCATGAGGAAAGATATGAAAATAAATAAGTTAACTATATCGAACTTTGCTGGAATCAAAGAAGAAAAATTTAACTTTGACGGTAAAGATGCAAAAATATACGGCAATAATGCGACTGGCAAGACTACAACAGCAACCGCATTACAATGGCTGCTTTTCGATAAAGGTTTGGACGGATCAACCAAATCATTTAACCCTGTACCTTTAAACGAAAAAAACGAAGAAAATTATGAGTTAATTCCGACTGTTTTCGCAGAATTTGAAATCGACGGAAAAATAACGACTTTCAAAAAAGAGTCACATCCTAAATACACAATAAATCAAAAGACGAATCGCAAGGAATACTCACGAAGTCGAACAAAGAAACAATATATCAATGATGAATCAATAAAAGTAAAGGATTATAAAGCTCGTATTGATGAACTAATTGATGAAGATGTATTCAAGTTAATTACGAACCCTCAAGCATTTAACTTACTCGATTGGAAGAAACGAAGAAGTTTGTTGTTTGAAATTGCTAAACCAATCAATGATGAGGATGTCATTAAAACAAATGATGATTTTAAAGAATTAAATAATATTCTTGGAGATCATGAAATTGAAACAAAGAAAAAGATTCTTACTGACAAGATAAAGCAGATTAACAAAGATATCAAAGATATTCCGATACGTATTAATCAAACACAACAAAATAAGCAGGATGTACCAGAATTCGATAACGATAGATACGCAATTATCAAACAAGAAATTGAGCAACTTGAAAATGAGCGTATAGATATTCAAAACGGTAAGGAAGAAATTAATTTGCGTAATCAATTAGCTGATAAACAATCAGAATTGAAACGCATAGAAGACAATAACAGCGCAAGTAATGAGAACAAAATCCATACTTTAACAAATGAGTTACACGTTGAAAATGGAACGGTTGCGAACCTTAAAACAAGATTAAAGCAAAACAAACAACAAATTACGCATGAAGAAAATAGACGTAATCAATTATTGGAAAATCATAAAGGATTAAAAAGTGATTTAGAAAAAGCTAAAAATCAAAAATTTGAATATCTTGATGACAATGTATGTAGTTGTTGTGGTCAACAGTTACCAGCTGAACAAGTGAATGAGGCAAGAGAAAAAGCATTGCAGAAATTCAATGCTAGCAAATCGAAAGAATTAGAAACAATACAAACATCTATCAATCACATTATTTCAGAAGGCAAGAAAATAAAGCCAATCATCGAGAAGTTAGAGGATGACAATAATAATCTTCAAATTAAAATCAACGAAGCAGAAGAGAGTTCAGCAAGAATACAAAACAAAATTAATAAGTTGAAAACGACTCATGTTGACGTTACACAAACTGACGAATACAAAGCAGTAATGTTAGAGATAAACGAGATTAATCAAAAACGCTCGAACATTAGGAAAACTATTCAAGATAACGTTTCAGGAATAGATGACAAAATAAGCGAACTTACTCAAGAAAAATCAGAAATTGAAGTGTCAAGATCAATCGAAAAATCAAATAAACATCTAGATGATGTTATTTCTGAATTAAGAAATGAAGAAGATAGATTATTGGATGAAAAAGAAAAGTATTCACATGACCTTTATATCTTAAAAGAATTTACAACAACAAAAGTCAAAATGCTTACTGAAAATATCAATAATGAATTTGAGATTGCTGAATTTAAGTTATTCAATACCTTAGTTAACGGCGAATTAGAAGAAACATGTTCCACAACGGTTAACGGCGTCGAATACGACAGCGGTTTAAATAACGCCTCAAGAATTAATGTTGGCTTAGATATCATCAATACACTGTCAAAACATTTTAAAGTTACAGCGCCAATATTTATTGATAATGCTGAATCAGTAACAGAGCTTATCAAAACAGAATCACAACAAATTCAATTGATAGTAAATGAACAAGATAAAAAATTAAGAATGGAGACTATATAAAATGACTGAAAATAATAAATTACAAACTATTGAACAACAATTAGTACAAGAAAAGAACGTATCTGACAACGTATTAAACAAAGTGAGAGTTTTAGAGTCACAAGGAAATTTGGAATTGCCAAATGATTATTCACCAAGTAATGCCATGAAACAAGCATGGTTACAAATCAGCCAAGATAACAAATTAATGAGTTGTAACGATACAAGCAAAGCAAATGCCTTATTAGACATGGTAACGCAAGGTTTAAATCCAGCTAAAAATCAATGCTACTTTATTCCTTACGGCAACAAAATGCAGTTACAACGTAGCTATCACGGTAATGTAATGATGTTAAAACGTGATGCAGGTGCTCAAGATGTTGTTGCTCAAGTGATTTATAAAGGCGATACATTCAAGCAAGAAATGGGAGAAACAGGACGTATCAAAGCGATTAAACACGAACAAGACTTCTTTAACATCGACAAAGAAAACATTATCGGTGCGTACTGCACAATCGTATTTAATGATGGACGAGATAACTATATTGAAGTCATGACTATTGAACAAATTAAACAAGCATGGATGCAGTCATCAATGATTAAAGATGAAAAAGCATTACAAAATTCTAAAACACATAATAATTTCAAAGAAGAAATGGCTAAAAAAACAGTTATCAATAGAGCTGCTAAACGTTATATCAACACATCAACAGATAGCAATCTTTTCAAATACGCACAAGAATCCGAACAACGTCAACGCAAAGAAGTGTTAGACGCAGAAGTTGAAGAAAATGCAAATCAAGAACAATTGGACTTTGAACAACCAGTTCTCGAAGAAGCACAATACACAGAATTAGAAAATGATAAGCCTATTGATGTATCTGACTTTGAAGAAATAAAAGAACCTGCAACAGAAAAAGAAAGCGAAGAAGAGCCATTTTAATTGAAACAATAGCAACTGGTTCAAGTGGTAACTGCTACGTCTTAAATGATGGACGTACTACGTTACTACTTGAGGCAGGAATAAAATTTGAACGTGTTCAAAAGCATTTCAAATATAAAACAAGACATATAGCAGGGTGTCTTATCACACACGAACATGGTGATCATGCAAAGTACACAAAGCAGTTTGTCGACAATGGTGTAATCAGCTATATGACTGCTGGAACACAACAAGCTATGAATTTTGAAAGTCATCGCTTATGCACGATTAAGGCAAAGCAAGAGTTGCGAATAGGTACATGGTCAATTCTACCGTTTGACATCGAACATGATGCTAACGAGCCTGTGGCTTTCTTATTACAAAGCACATTAGGTTATAAGGTCCTGTATGTTACTGATACGAAGTATCTGAAATACAAATTTAACGGCATTACGCACATGATGTTAGAAGTTAATTATATCTATGAACAAATGCAAGAAAACATAAAAAACGGCAGTGTACACAGCGCATTAGCAAACAGAATTATGGAGTCTCATTTTAGCTTAGAACATGCTATCGGAATGTTAAAAGCAAATGATTTAACTAGACTCGAAGAAATACATTTAATTCATTTAAGTAGTCAAAATTCAAATGCAAAATACATTAAAAGTGAAATACAAAAAGTGACGGGCGCGCCCGTTTATGTTGGAGGTTTATAAATGCTAAACAGAACAATATTAGTTGGTCGTTTAACTAGAGACCCAGAATTAAGAACCACTCAAAGTGGTGTAAATGTAGCATCATTCACATTAGCAGTTAACCGCACATTTACGAATGCACAAGGAGAGCGCGAGGCAGACTTTATTAATATCATCGTATTTAAAAAACAAGCAGAGAACGTTAATAAATACCTATCTAAAGGATCGTTGACGGGCGTAGATGGTAGGTTACAAACGCGGAATTATGAAAATAAGGAAGGTCAACGTGTATATGTTACGGAAGTTATTGCTGATAGTATTCAATTTTTAGAACCGAAAAACTCAAATGACACTCAACAAGATTTATACCAACAACAAGTACAACAAACACGTGGACAATCGCAATATTCAAATAACAAACCAGTAAAAGATAATCCGTTTGCGAATGCAAATGTTCCGATTGAAATAGATGACAATGATTTACCATTCTAATTTAACCGGTTTGAAAGTGAGGTGTGTATATGACTGGTTGGATAAAACTTCATAGAAAACTATTAGATTCGCCTATTTTTCAGAACGAAAAGTTATTCAAAGTATTTGCATATTGTCTTATGAAAGCTAGTCATAAGGATCATACACAGCTTGTTGGCAGGCGGGTTGTCGAATTAGAAAAAGGTCAATTTGTGTTCGGGAGAAAGCGAGCAAGCGAAGAGTTACGTCTCAAAGAATCCACAGTAAGAGACTACATAAAGCTTTTAGAAAATCTTGGAACTATCGTCGTAAAGTCCGACAACAAATTTTCTGTTATAACCGTTGTCAATTGGGCGATTTATCAAAGTATGGAAGAAAATTCCGACAGCAAAAACGACAACAAATCAACAACAAATGGACAACAAATCAACAACAAATCAACAACAAATGGACAACAAATCAACACAAACAAGAATGTAAAGAATGGGGATAATGTAAAGAATGATGAGAATGAGAAGAAGAAGGCAGCTGCCTTCGACTTCTTCCAAGATAACGGATTCGGTTTCATAACTCCTTACAATTTAGACGATTTAAATTACTATCTTGATTCATTTGAAAATGATTCAGATCAAATAGTTACCGCATCACTTAAAATCGCTAAAGACAGAAATAAAGTTACTTGGGGATATGCTAAAAGCATTTTGAATACATGGCTTAATGCAAACTTGAAATCTATTGAACAAGTACGTGCATTTGAAAAGCAACAACTGGAAAGCAAAAAGCAAACTAATAAACCTTATGTTAAACCATCGAAAGAAAAAACACCCAAATGGCTCACAGACAGCACGAGAGAAACGAAAACGCCGGAAGTAGATGAAAACCTTGAGAAAGACAGAGAAGCTTTTATTAAGCGTCTAAATAGCAAATGGGAGTGATTGAAAATGGATGCATTTGATAAATACTATCTATTTGATCATGACGGCAACAAAATGTTTTCAGTTACACCACATTTTAAAGATGGTCGGCATTTAGTTGTTGGAATAAAAGAAACAAAATTTAATGGTCGTCGTTGGTATTTAGACGATTATGAATTAAATACACTTATTGATAATGAACAAATGGAGTTAGGACACCAAACAAGCTTATTTGAATATATATGAGGGATTACATGGAGATAGAAATTAAATTTAATGAAGTGTTTAATGCGCCGATGGGGTCGCCTCGACCGCGTTTTAGCACAAAAGGCAGATACGTACACACATACATGCCTACAAACTATACAAAACATAAAAAATATTTACAAAGTCAAATGCCAAGGCTAAATCTAGAAAATGCATTAAAAATCGAATTAGCGTTTTACTTTACTCCACCTGAATCATGGTCGAAGAAAAAGAAAGCTCAAGCGATTGGACAATTAAAAGTGACTAAGCCGGATATCGACAACTTAATTAAAACGGTATTAGATGCTTGTAATGGCCATGTATGGAAAGACGATAACCAAATTACAGAAATAACTAGCTCAAAGCGTTATGGAATTGAGCCCAAAATAATCATACGAATAGAAGAAATATAAGAGGTGGATAAAATGGCGAGAAAAGCAAGGATTGTAACAATAAATGATAAACCTTATAGGTTCAGTAAATTTGAAATGGAATTAATAGAAAGTCACGGTATAACCGCTGGAATGGTTTCTAAGAGAGTAAAAGACGGTTGGGAACTACATGAAGCAATGGACGCACCAGAAGGTACGCGTTTAAGCGAGTACAGAGAAAAGAAAACAATAGAAAGACTGGAACAAGCTAGACTCGAACGCAAATTGGAAAGAAAGCGAAAGAGAGAGGCTGAGCTAAGAAGAAAGAAGCCACATTTGTTTAATGTACCACAGAAACATCCAAGAGGACGTTATGCGTGCTACCTGATGGAAAACGACATATTCGTGAAAGTTAAGAAGTAGATCATGACAGATAACGCACGCAAAGAATACTTAAGCCGATTTTTCGGCTCTAAGAGATATCTGTATCAGGATAACGAGCGAGTGGCTCATATCCATGTAGTAAACGGCACTTATTACTTTCATGGGCATATCGTACCAGGTTGGCAAGGCGTGAAAAAGACATTTGATACAGCGGAAGAGCTCGAAATATATATAAAGCAACATGGTTTGGAATATGAGGAACAGAAGCAACTAACTTTATTTTAAGGAGATGTAAAAATGAAAATCAAAGTAAAAAAAGAAATGAGACTAGATGAATTAATTAAGTGGGCGCGAGAAAATCCGGATCTATCACAAGGAAAAATATTTTTTTCAACAGGATTTAGTGATGGATTCGTTCGTTTTCATCCAAATACAAATAAGTGTTCGACGTCAAGTTTTATTCCAATTGATATCCCCTTCATAGTTGATATTGAAAAAGAAGTAACGGAAGAGGCTAAGTTTGATAGGTTGTTAGAGGTATATGAGATTCAAGAAGGAGTCTATAAATCCGCATTACACAAAGGTATCAGTTTGAACGAACGTTTTGAAGACGACAATATTTTTCCTACTAAAGCATTCTATATCTTAAACGATGACATGACGATGACATTGATTTGGAAAGATGGGAGATTGGTAGAATGAACTATGAAACAGGGTTCCAACTAAGCGTAATGGACGCTAGGTTGAAGAAGATGAGAAAACAACGTGATGAGTACAAGAAGCAACGTGACGAGCTTATTGGGGATATAGCTAAGTTAAGAGAGCGTAACGAAGAGTTGGAGATCATGTGGCGCACAGTCAAAAATGAATTGCTTGGAAGATACGAATTTTACCGTTTTAGACTTAACGAACTACAGATTGAGAGTAGAGCGAACAAGGCAGTAGCTATAAACATGGGAGCTAAAATCAACGCAAGTGCTATATTGTACCGAATGGACAAATTAGACGGAACAAATGAGTTCTACGAATTTTTAGGTCAAATGGAGGAAGACACTAATGAATAACCGCGAACAAATCGAACAGTCCGTTATAAGTGCTAGTGCGTATAACGGCAATGACACAGAGGGATTACTAAAAGAGATTGAAGACGTGTATAAGAAAGCACAAGCGTTTGATGAAATACTTGAGGGTTTACCTAATGCTATGCAAGATGCACTCAAAGAAGATATTTATCTTGATGAAGCAGTAGGGATTATGACGAGTCAAGTTGTCTATAAATATGAGGAGGAGCAGGAAAATGACTAACACATTAACAATTGATCAGTTACAAGAGTTATTACAAATACAAAAGGAGTTCGACGATAGAATACCAACTAGAAATTTAAATGACACAGTAGCTAGTATGATTATTGAATTTGTAGAGTGGATTAACACACTTGAGTTTTTTAAAAATTGGAAGAAACAACCAGGTAAGCCACTAGATACACAATTAGATGAGATTGCTGATTACTTAGCTTTCAGTTTGCAATTAACTTTGACTATTGTTGATGAAGAAGATTTGGAAGAAACTACTGAGGTTATGGTTGATTTGATTGAAAATGAAGTTACTTTACCTAAACTACATTCAGTTTATTTTGTTCATGTAATGCATACACTAACAGAACAATTTGTAAAAGGTATTGATAATAGCATTGTACAAGTTTTAATAATGCCGTTTTTGTACGCCAATACTTACTATTCTATCGACCAACTCATTGACGCATACAAAAAGAAAATGAAAAGGAATCATGAAAGACAAGATGGAACAGCAGACGCAGGAAAAGGATACGTGTAAAGACATCTTAGATCGAGTCAAGGAGGTTTTGGGGAAATGAGTTACATCATTACATTAGTTCTAATACTTGTATTCATAGTAATATTTAACAATTTATTCAACAGATATATGGTTTTGTACAAAGAATTAGATTTATTTACATGCAGAATTGGAATGTTATTAGTCTTAATCGTTATAGTAGATTTTGCAAAGCAAAAAAATATGTTGGCTACATTGAGTGTTGTACTAATACTTTTATTCGTAGAAAAACTTAGAATCATTCAAAGGAGTGATAAGAAGTGACGCAATACTTAGTCACAACATTCAAAGATTCAACAGGACGTAAACATACGCACATAACTAAAGCTAAGAGCAATCAAAGGTTTACAGTTGTTGAGGCAGAGAGTAAAGAAGAAGCGAAAGAGAAGTACGAGAAACAAGTTAAGATAAGGAGAGATGGAGATGCCAAAGAAAACGGTAACGATTGATGTAGATGAAAACTTATTAGTAGTAGCTAGTAATGAAATATCAGAACTATTATATGAATATGACAGTGAGTTAATGTCAGCTGATGAAGATGGCGATAATAGAGATATCGAAGAAAAAAGAGACGCATTAAAACAAGCTATACAAATTATCGATAAATTAACATGGGGTGTTTAGTGGTGGTTAAAGAAATTTTGAGACTATTATTCTTACTAGCGATGTATGAGTTAGGTAAGTATGTAACTGAGCAAGTATATATTATGATGACGGCTAATGATGATGTAGAGGCACCGAGCGATTACGCAAAGTTGAGTGATCAGTCAGATTTGATAAGGGTGGAGGTGTCAGAGTAGATGATGTGGTTAATCATAGCAATTATATTACTAGTCATCTTATTGTTTGGCGTGATGTTACAAGCTGAACAGTTAAAAGGCGATTTGAAAGTTAAAGAGCGAGAGATAGAAATATTAAGAAGTAGATTGAGACACTTTGAAGATTAACGGGGGTTAAACGAATGAGTTTGAGAAAATCAACGCAAAGATATTTAGAAAGTGAATTAAGCAATTACAACTACTTCGATAAAGATATAGCGCGTGTAAGAGATGAAGTTTTAAACCCGTGGAGTCAACAAGATACTAATATCGGTGGAGATAGGGTTCAAAGTAATGTAAGTGTAACTGAAATAAAAGCTATTAGGGTTGTTAACGATAGAAGATTATCACAATTAGCTAGAATGAAGTCGGCTATAGAGGTTGTGTATAATCACAGTACTGTAGAGACTCAAAAACTTATGGAGCTTTATTATTTCAAAAAACCTAGAACATTAAATCTTACTGGGGTTGCTCAAGAAATTAACGTGAGTAAGTCGACTGCTTATGATATGAGAAAAGATATATTAACTCGATTAGCAGATGAATTAGGAATAATACATTAAGTTTGGAAAAAGTCTGGAAAAATAACGTCACTTTCGGTGTTAATATGATAGCGTAAGATATTGACTATCTTACTGCGTTTCCCTTATCGCAATTAGGAATAAAGGATCTATGTGGGTTGGCTGATTATAGCCAATCCCTTTTTTAATTTTAAAAAGCGTATAGCGCGAGAGTTGGTGGTAAATGAAATGAACGAATTAACTAAAAAGCAACGTTTGTTTGCAGAAGTATATACAATACCCGGTACTGAATGTTATGGCAACGCTACTAAGTCAGCTGTGCATGCTGGATATAGCGAAAAGACGGCGTACTCACAAGGACAGCGTATGTTGAAGAATGTTGAAATACAAAGTTATATCAAGGAGGTTGAAACAAAACTCTTTGATGAGAATATCATGTCAGGTAAAGAAGTGTTGTATAGACTAACTAGAACAGCTAGAGGAGAACACTCAGAAGTTGAAGCAGTCGTAACAAAAACTGGAGACTATAAAGAGAATCCCGACACTGGCAAAATGCAATTGGTATACGATGAACACATACAACTTGTTTCTAAGTCACCTAAAATAAGTGACCAAAACAAAGCTTTAGAGATGTTAGGTAGACACCATAAATTATTTACAGACAAACAAGAAGTTGACTACAAAATACCAATGTTTGTCGATAATATTCCGGAAGATGATTAGTCATGTATGAAATACTTGATCTAAAAAATAAAATCGGTGGTGGCTACAATAAGTTTTGGCACAATAAAAGTTTTTACCGTGTCGTTAAAGGTTCAAGGGGTAGCAAGAAAAGTAAAACTACCGCTATTAATTTTGTTTATCGATTAATGAAATATGATTGGGCAAATATACTTGTAGTCAGACGATTTAGCAACACTAACAAACAATCAACGTATACAGATTTAAAGTGGGCAACCAACCAATTGGGTGTTGCTCACTTATTTAAATTCAACGAAAGTTTGCCGGAAATAACGTATAAACCTACTGGACAAAAAATACTGTTTAGAGGTTTAGACGACCCATTGAAAATAACATCGATTACTGTTGATACTGGCATTTTGTGTTGGGCTTGGTTTGAAGAGGCTTATCAAATAGAAACATTCGCTAAGTTTAGTACTGTTGTTGAGTCAATACGTGGTAGCTACGATAGTCCGGAATTTTTCAAGCAAATCACAGTTACTTTTAACCCGTGGTCGGAAAGACATTGGTTGAAGCCTACGTTTTTTGATGAAGAAACAAAATTAAACAACACTTTTTCAGATACAACAACTTATAGAGTTAATGAATGGCTAGACAAAGTCGATATTGAACGATATGAAGATTTGTATATAAAGAATCCTAGACGTGCAAGAATCGTTTGTGATGGAGATTGGGGCGTTGCAGAGGGGCTTGTATTCGATAATTTTAAAGTGGAAGACTTTGATTGGTTTGCGGAGTTTAAAAGAACGCAAGAAATAACTCACGGAATGGATTTTGGGTTTAGTCAAGACCCTACAACAGTTGTTAGTACGGTTGTAGATTTAAAAACAAAAAATTATTCATCTATGATGAATACTATAAAAAAGCGATGTTAACTGACGATATAAAACAAATGCTTATTAAAAAAGGATTAGATGATGTAGATATTGCAGCCGATTATGGGGCTGGTGGAGATAGAGTAATCAGTGAATTGAAATCTAAGGGGATTAAAGGTATAAGAAAAGCGTTGAAAGGCGCTAATACTATTTTACCAGGCATTCAATTCATTCAAGGCTTTGAAGTTATTATACATCCATCATGTGAACATGCTATTGAAGAGTTCAACACTTATACATTTGACCAAGATAATGACGGTAAGTGGTTGAACAAGCCTATAGATGCTAATAACCATATTATCGATGCATTACGTTATAGTCTTGAGAAATATCATATCGTACGTAAAAAACGCAAAAAGAATATAGAAAGCAAAACAAAAGCTATTAAATCTCTAGGATTATAGGAGGGAACAAATGTTAAAAGTAAACGAATTTGAAACGGATACTGATTTACGGGGAAACATAAATTACTTATTTAATGATGAAGCCAATGTTGTTTACACATATGACGGGACGGAATCCGATTTATTACAAAACGTTAATGAAGTAAGTAAATACATTGAACATCACATGGATTACCAACGACCTAGATTGAAAGTGTTAAGTGATTATTACGAAGGTAAAACTAAGAACTTAGTTGAGTTAACACGACGCAAAGAAGAGTACATGGCAGACAACCGTGTAGCTCATGATTACGCATCTTATATTAGCGATTTTATTAACGGTTATTTCTTAGGTAATCCAATTCAATACCAAGATGATGACAAAGATGTATTAGAAGCTATTGAGGCGTTCAATGATTTGAATGATGTTGAGTCACACAATAGATCTTTAGGATTAGATTTGTCAATTTATGGTAAAGCTTATGAGTTGATGATTAGAAATCAAGATGATGAAACGCGTTTATACAAGAGTGATGCGATGAGCACTTTTATCATATATGACAACACAGTTGAACGTAACAGTATCGCAGGCGTTAGATATTTAAGAACTAAACCAATAGACAAGACCGACGAAGATGAAGTGTTTACTGTTGATTTATTCACTTCACACGGTGTTTATAGATATCTTACCAATAGAACAAATGGATTGAAGCTCACACCACGTGAAAACAGTTTTGAATCTCACTCATTTGAACGCATGCCTATTACAGAATTTAGCAATAACGAAAGAAGAAAAGGGGATTACGAGAAAGTAATCACTTTAATTGATTTGTATGATAATGCTGAATCAGATACAGCTAACTATATGAGTGATTTAAATGACGCTATGTTACTTATTAAAGGTAATTTAAATTTAGATCCTGTAGAAGTTAGAAAACAAAAGGAAGCTAACGTGTTGTTTTTAGAACCGACTGTTTATGCTGATAGCGAAGGTAGAGAAACAGAAGGTTCAGTTGACGGTGGTTATATTTATAAGCAATACGATGTACAAGGTACCGAAGCTTATAAAGACCGTTTGAACAGTGATATACACATGTTTACCAACACGCCTAACATGAAAGATGATAACTTTAGTGGCACTCAATCGGGCGAGGCAATGAAATATAAATTGTTCGGATTAGAACAACGTACTAAAACTAAAGAAGGATTGTTCACTAAAGGGTTAAGACGTCGTGCTAAGTTGTTAGAGACAATACTTAAAAATACACGGTCGATTGACGCTAACAAAGATTTCAATACTGTTAGATACGTATACAACAGAAACTTACCTAAATCATTGATTGAAGAATTAAAAGCTTATATTGATTCTGGCGGGAAGATTAGCCAAACAACTTTAATGTCTCTATTCTCGTTCTTCCAAGACCCTGAATTAGAAGTCAAAAAAATAGAAGAAGATGAGAAAGAATCTATTAAAAAAGCTCAAAAGAATATGTATCAAGACCCTAGAGACATCAATGATGACGAACAAGATGATGATACAAAAGATACTGTTGATAAAAAGGAATGATTGTAATTGCCTAACAAAAACACTCAAGAATATTGGGAAGAACGCGGACGCAAAGCAATCGAGAATGAGTTGAAGCGTGATAAAACTAAAGCTGAAGAAATAGAACGTATATTGAATATGATGATTAAGCGCATTGAAAAAGAGATCAATGCGTTTATTGTTAAGTACGGAGATTTTGCAGGCGTTACATTACAAGAAGCACAAAAGATTATTGATGAGTTCGATGTAAAAGCGTTTCAAGAAGAAGCAAAAAGATTGGTCGAAAACAAGGGCTTTAGCGATAGAGCAAATGAAGAATTAAAGAAGTACAACACTAAGATGTATGTATCTAGAGAACAGATGTTAAAGATTCAAATAGAATTCTTAATTGCTTATGCAGCAGCTCAAACAGAATTATCGATGAGGGAATATTTCGAATCAACAGCTTATCGTGTGTTCAGTGATCAAGCGGGTATTTTAGGTGAAGGTGTACAAGTAGCTAAAGAAGTTATAGATACAATCGTTGATACACAATTTCATGGTGTCGTTTGGTCAGAGCGATTATGGACTAATACCGAAGCAATGAAACAAGAAGTAGAAGAAATAATTGCTAATGTAGTTATTAGAGGTCGACATCCTAATGAATATGTTAAAGATATGCGCAAGCACTTAAATAAATTCGAAGGCACAGCACGACAAAAGACCGCAGCAATTAAATCATTGCTTTATACGGAATCGGCACGTGTTCACGCACAATCAAGCATTGACAGCATGAAAGAAATTTCACCGGAAGGATATTATATGTATATTGCAAAAATCGATAATAGAACAACTAAAGTATGCAAAGGGCTTAATGGAGAAATATTCAAAGTTAAAGACGCTAAAATTGGTGTTAATTTCTATCCTATGCATATCAATTGTCGTTCAGATTGCGCTTTACTACCTAAATCTATGTGGCCGAAAAAACCAAGCAAGAAACGAAAAACAAAATACTTCGGAGGGAAAGTGAAAAGCGGTGATTGATTTAAAAGTAAAGTTTTTTAAAGGCAAGTTAGTTTTGTATGACAGTAAATTAAATGTTTGGAGGATACTAATATGAGTAATACTGACAAATACCTTAGAGACATAGCAAGAGAATTAAAAGGTATACGTAAAGAGTTACAAAAGCGAAACGAAACAGTTATTATTGATGCAAACTTAGACAGTGTAAGGTCGGCAGTATTAGCCGATAAAGAAAAATCGAAATATAATGAACCTCTCTTTTAATAGCTAGCACTTAATTGTGTTGGCTATTTTTTATGTCCAAACCATGCTTATGACAATAAAAGATGCAAGTGTAACAGCCCGAACCATGTATGGCTTAAAACTAATCAAGAGTAAATAAATGAGGTGTAAAAACTATGGATATCCAAGAAAAGTTAAAACTCAAATTACAGTTTTTTGCTGAAGAATCAGATGGAGATAATGGAAAATCAAAAGATAACAACGATGATGAAGGCAAATACAAACAAGACAAAAAGACTAATTCAGAAGAAGAAATCGAAAAAAGACTACAAGAAGAATATAACAAGCGTCTTAAAGAAGAATTAAGTCGTCGTATGAAGCAGAAAGAAAAAGAGAAACAAGAAGCTGTTGATGAAGCTAAACGATTAGCAAAAATGAACAAAGATCAAATCGCTGAATATGAACGCGAACAAATGGAAAAAGAGCTGGAGCAATTACGCTCAGAAAAACAATTAAATGAAATGCGTTCAGAAGCAAGGAAAATGTTAAGTGAAGCAGAAGTTGATTCATCAGATGAGGTTGTTAATTTAGTTGTAACAGATACTGCTGAACAAACTAAATTGAATGTTGAAGCTTTTTCTAATGCAGTAAAAAAAGCGGTTAATGAAGCGGTTAAGATTAACGCTAGACAATCGCCATTGACTGGTGGAGATTCATTTAATCACTCGACTAAAAATAAACCGCAAAACTTAGCTGAAATAGCTAGACAAAAAAGAATTATTAAAAATTAACGGAGGCATTTAAATGGAACAAACACAAAAATTAAAATTAAATTTGCAACATTTTGCGAGTAACAATGTTAAACCGCAAGTATTTAACCCTGATAATGTAATGATGCACGAAAAGAAAGATGGCACGTTGATGAATGAATTCACAACGCCCATCTTACAAGAGGTTATGGAAAACTCTAAAATTATGCAATTAGGTAAGTACGAACCAATGGAAGGTACTGAGAAGAAGTTTACTTTTTGGGCTGATAAACCAGGTGCTTACTGGGTAGGTGAAGGTCAAAAAATCGAAACATCTAAAGCTACATGGGTTAATGCTACTATGAGAGCGTTTAAATTAGGGGTTATCTTACCTGTAACAAAAGAATTCTTAAATTACACTTATTCACAATTCTTTGAAGAAATGAAACCTATGATTGCTGAAGCTTTCTATAAAAAGTTTGATGAAGCAGGCATTTTGAACCAAGGTAATAATCCATTCGGTAAATCAATTGCACAATCAATCGAAAAAACTAACAAGATTATTAAAGGCGACTTCACACAAGATAACATTATCAATTTAGAGGCATTGCTTGAAGATGACGAATTAGAAGCAAACGCATTCATCTCAAAAACACAAAACAGAAGCTTATTGCGTAAAATTGTAGATCCTGAAACGAAAGAACGTATTTATGACCGTAACAGTGATTCGTTAGACGGTCTACCTGTGGTTAACCTTAAATCAAGCAACTTAAAACGTGGTGAGTTAATCACTGGTGATTTCGATAAGTTGATTTACGGTATCCCTCAATTAATTGAATACAAAATCGATGAAACTGCACAATTATCTACAGTCAAAAATGAAGATGGAACACCTGTAAACTTGTTTGAACAAGACATGGTGGCATTACGTGCAACTATGCATGTAGCATTGCATATCGCTGATGATAAAGCGTTTGCTAAGTTAGTGCCTGCTGATGAAAAACCAACTTCAGTTCCAGGAGAAGTTTAATAAATAATTAGGAGTGGTAACATGCCCGAAATCATTGGAATTGTTAAAGTAGATTTTACAGATTTAGAAGATAACAGACATGTCTATATGAAAGGGCATGTCTACCCTCGCAAAGGTTATAATCCTACAGATGAACGTATCAAAGCTTTAGCTAGTGTTGAAAATAAACGCAACGAACAAATGATTTACATTGTAAATGATAAATTAACCAAAAAAGAACTTGTCGAAATAGCAAGTGTTGCTGGCTTACAAGTTGATGAAAAACAAACAAAAGCTGAAATTATCAACGCTTTTGAGTCACTAGAGTAGGTGGTTATATGACTACGCTAGCTGATGTAAAAAAACGTATTGGTCTTAAAGATGAAAAGCAAGATGAACAATTAGAGGAAATCATAAAAAGTTGCGAAAGCCAGTTGTTATCAATGTTACCTATTGAGGTTGAACAAATACCGGAAAGGTTTAATTACATGATTAAAGAGGTAGCAGTTAAACGCTACAACAGAATTGGTGCTGAAGGTATGACGTCAGAAGCGGTTGACGGACGTAGCAATGCCTATGAATTGAATGATTTCAAGGAGTATGAAGCTATTATTGATAATTACTTTAATGCTAGAACGAGAACTAAAAAAGGAAGGGCTGTGTTCTTTTGAGATATCAAGATAGAGCTGTTTTTCAATTAGAACAAATAGCAACTTACAATCCTAAAACTAGCAAAAAAGAAAACACGTTAATCACTTATGATGCGATACCATGCAATATTAATCCTATTTCTAGAGCAAGAAAGCAACTTGAATTTGGCGATTTAAAAAACGATGTAAGTGTCCTGAGGATAAAAGAATCAATATCTTACCCTGTTAGCCACGTGTTAATTAATGGCATTCGCTACAAGATAGTTGATACAAGGACATACAGACACGAAACGTCATATTATTTAGAAGAGGTCAATTGATGAATATAGACGGATTAGACGCACTGTTAAACCAATTTCACGATATGAAAAACAACATCGATGATGATGTAGATGATATTTTACAAGAAAAAGCCAAAGAATATGTAGTACGAGCTAAATTGAAAGCTAGAGAAGTAATGAACAAGGGTTATTGGACTGGTAATTTATCACGCAATATCAGATATAAAAAAACTGGCGATTTGCAATACACTATCACATCACATGCAGCTTATAGTGGTTTCTTAGAGTTTGGTACTCGATACATGGAGGCAGAACCTTTTATGTGGCCGGTATACGAAGTGATTAGGAAATCAACTGTAGAAGAATTGAAAGCGTTGTTTGAATAGGAGATAAAAGCATGACACCGAACTTACAACTTTATAATAAAGCGTATGAAACACTACAAGTATACGGATTCCCTGTTATTTCTCGTAAAGAGATGCAACAAGAGATTCCGTATCCTTTTTTTGTAATAAAAATGCCGGAGTCAAACAGAAGTAAATACACGTTTGATAGTTATTCTGGTGACACGAATTTAGTTATTGATATTTGGAGTGTAAGTGATGATTTAGGACATCATGACGGACTTGTTAAAAGGTGTATCGATGATTTAACACCTAGCGTTAAAACAAACGATTATGACTTTGAAGAAGATGATACTAACATCGCACAGTTAGTCGATGATACTACCAACCAAGAATTACTGCACACATCAATAACGATATCTTACAAAACATTTTAAGAAAACGGAGGAATATTGAATGGCAAATATGAAAAATAGTAATGACCGTATTATTTTATTTAGAAAAGCTGGCGAAAAAGTAGATGCTACTAAAATGCTTTTTTTAACTGAATACGGCTTATCACATGAAGCTGATACAGATACAGAGGATACAATGGACGGTTCTTATAACACTGGTGGTTCTGTTGAGTCAACAATGTCTGGTACTGCTAAAATGTTTTATGGTGACGATTTTGCAGATGAAATTGAAGATGCAGTTGTAGATCGCGTATTGTATGAAGCTTGGGAAGTTGAAAGTAGAATACCAGGCAAAAATGGGGATGCTACTAAATTTAAAGCGAAATATTTCCAAGGTTTCCACAATAAATTTGAATTAAAAGCAGAAGCTAACGGTATTGATGAATATGAATATGAATATGGAGTGAATGGTCGTTTCCAACGTGGATTTGCAACACTACCTGAGGCTGTAACAAAGAAACTTAAGGCGACTGGATACAGATTCCACGACACTACAAAAGAAGATGCGTTAACTAGCGAAGATTTAACCGCAATTCCACAACCTAAAGTAGATTCATCATCGGTTACACCAGGAGAGGTATAAAAATAGGGCTTAACGCCCTTTTTATTTTTGTTTAAATTAATCATGAATGGAGATTTTAAATTATGAATGTAGAAATTAATGGAAAGTCATTAGAGTTAAGTTTTGGTTTTAAATTTTTAAGAGAAATCGATAACCGATTAGGTTTAAAAGTTGAACAAGCTTCTATCGGTCAAGGTGTATCAATGTTGCCTGTAGGTTTAGAAAGTGGAAATCCTGTTGTGATTGGCGAAGTTTTAATTGCAGCTACATCTCACTTAAAAAAACAAGCAATTACTATTAATAACATTGATGAAGCGCTAGATGAAATCGCAGAAAATATCGGACTAGAAGAATTCGGTTCAGATATTTTAACGGAGTTGGGAAAGCGACCTATGACCCGAAACCTAGTAGAAGTAGTGGAAGCGGAAGAGAAACCAGCGGAAGCGTAATAACTTACGACAGAATCGTTATCACTTGTATGTCAACACTTGGTATTACAGATTTAAATGTTATTGAGCAAATGACATTAACAGAATATAACTATCGAATGTATGCGAAAGAGTATGAAATGCTAACCCAAGAATTCGAACGTTACAAACTTGCGTTTGCTATTCGTGATGCTGCAGCTACTAAAAATGTTGGGACAGAAAATAAACCTAAAGAGGAATATGTTTTTAACAACGCAAACGACGTATTGCCTTATGAAGAAAATATCCAACGGCTTAACGAAGGTAAAGATATAAGATTTAGTAGCGAACGTGATGAATACGAACCACAAAATAATGAATTCTTTAAAGTTATAGCAGAATTTAACAAGCAATAGAAAGAGAGGTGTTAATGTGACGGAATATAAAATTAAAGCGACTATTGAAGCTAGTGTAGCCAAATTCAAAAGGCAAATCGATAGTGCGGTTAAGTCTGTGCAAAGATTTAAACGAGTAGCAGATCAAACTAAAGATGTCGAATTAAATGCTGATGATAAAAAATTACAAAAAACTATCAAAGTTGCTAAAAAGTCTTTAGATGCCTTTAGTAACAAAAAAGTAAAAGCTAAATTAGATGCTAGTATACAAGACTTGCAACAAAAGGTACTAGAATCGAATTTTGAACTAGACAAACTAAACTCTAAAGAAGTTACTCCAGAGATTAAATTACAAAAACAAAAATTGACTAAAGATATCGCTGAAGCAGAAGCTAAGTTATCCGAACTGGAAAAGAAACGTGTCAATATTGACGTCAATGCAGATAACAGTAAATTCAATCGAGTGTTAAAAGTATCTAAAGCTAGTCTTGAAGCATTAAATAGGTCTAAAGCCAAAGCTATTATAGACGTGGACAATGGTGTTGCTAACTCTAAAATAAAACGCACTAAAGAAGAACTTAAAAGTATTCCAAACAAAACTAGATCTCGACTAGATGTAGATACAGGACTTTCTATACCAACTATTTATGCGTTTAAAAAATCATTAGACGCATTGCCAAACAAAAAAACAACGAAGGTAGATGTCGATACTAACGGTTTAAAGAAAGCTTATGCCTACATAATAAAAGTAAACGACAATTTCCAAAGACAAATGGGGAATTTAGCTAATATGTTTCGCGTGTTCGGCACTGTAGGTTCTAATATGGTTGGTGGATTACTTACATCATCTTTTAGTATCTTAATACCTGTAATAGCGAGCGTAGTACCTGTAGTATTTGCGCTATTAAACGCTATCAAAGTGTTAACTGGCGGTGTACTTGCTTTAGGTGGTGCTGTAGCAATAGCTGGTGCTGGCTTTGTAGCATTTGGCGCAATGGCTATCAGCGCTATAAAGATGCTTAGTGACGGCACTTTACAAGCTATCTCAGCAACAAACGAATACAAAAAAGCTTTAGATGGCGTAAAGTCAGCATGGACTGATATTATAAAGCAAAATCAATCCGCTATCTTCACAACTCTTGCAAATGGTTTAAATACTGTTAAAACAGCAATGCAGAGCTTACAACCGTTTTTTAGTGGTATTTCAAGAGGAATGGAAGAGGCGTCTCAAAGTGTACTTAAATGGGCTCAAAATAGCGGTGTAGCATCAAGGTTCTTCAACATGATGAATACAACTGGTGTTTCGGTATTTAACAAGCTATTAAGTGCTGCAGGAGGTTTCGGTGACGGATTAGTCAATGTGTTCACACAATTAGCACCACTGTTTCAATGGTCGGCTGATTGGTTGGATAGATTAGGTCAATCATTCTCTAATTGGGCTAATAGTGCAGCTGGAGAAAATTCGATAACTCGTTTTATTGAATACACAAAAACAAACTTACCTATCATTGGTAATATTTTTAAAAATGTTTTCGTTGGAATTAACAATTTGATGAATGCATTCAGTGGATCATCAACTGGCATATTCCAATCTCTTGAACAAATGACAGCTAAGTTTAGGGAATGGTCTGAACAAGTAGGACAATCTCAAGGGTTTAAAGATTTTGTCAGCTATATACAAACTAATGGACCACTAATAATGCAATTAATTGGGAACATTGCAAGAGGATTAGTTGCATTCGCAACAGCGATGGCTCCTATAGCTAGTGCAGTATTACGCGTTGCAGTAGCAATAACTGGTTGGATAGCTAACTTGTTTGAGGCGCATCCAGCTACAGCACAATTAGTTGGCGTCATTATAACTTTAGTTGGTGCATTTAGATTTTTAATTGCTCCAATATTAGCGGTAATGGATTTTCTGGGGCCATTAGCAGCAAGATTAGTCGCATTAGTAACTAAGTTTGGTTGGGCTAAAACAGGAACTTTAGTATTAAGTAAGGCAATGACATCATTAAAAGGTCCAATAAAATTAGTTACAGCTATATTCCAATTGTTATTCGGTAAGATTGGATTAATTAGAAATGCTATCACAGGACTAGTAACTGTGTTTGGTATTTTAGGTGGTCCAATAACAATAGTAATTGGTGTAATCGCTGCATTAATAGCTATATTTGTTTTATTGTGGAATAAAAATGAAGGATTCAGAAACTTTATTATAAATGCTTGGAATGCGATAAAAACATTTATGGTTACAGTTTGGAATGTGTTGAAAACTGTAGCTTCGGTTGTATGGAATGCTATTTTAAAAGCTATCACTACAGCAGTATCAAATGTATACAATTTTATAATGATTATTTGGAATCAAATAGTTGCTTATTTGCAAGGGCTATGGAATGGAATTATCGCTATTGCAACAACAGTATGGAACCTTTTAGTTACAATCATCACAACTGTTTTCACGACGATAATGACAATAGTTATGACGATATGGACAGCTATTTGGACATTCTTAAGTACAATCTGGAACACGATAATTACAATCGCTACTACGATTTGGAATTTGTTAGTCACTGTAATAACTACAGTATTTACCACAATTATGACTATCGCAATGACAATTTGGAACGCTATTTGGACGTTCTTACAAACGTTGTGGAACACTATAGTTACTGTGGCAACTAAGGTTTGGAACGCTATCACTACAACTATATCTACTGCGTTACAAGCGGCATGGAGTTTTATTTCTAATATATGGAATACGATTTGGAGTTTCTTATCTGGTATATTAACGACAATTTGGAATAAAGTTGTAAGCATATTCACACAAGTTGTATCAACTATATCAGACAAAATGTCTCAAGCTTGGAACTTCATCGTGACTAAAGGTATGCAATGGGTATCTACTATAACAAGTACGCTAATTAACTTTGTTAATAGAGTTATTCAAGGATTCGTTAATGTTGTAAACAAAGTTAGTCAAGGTATGACAAATGCAGTAAATAAAATAAAAAGCTTTATAGGAGATTTTGTGTCTGCAGGTGCTGATATGATCCGTGGTTTAATTAGAGGTATTGGACAAATGGCTGGTCAATTAGTAGATGCAGCTAAAAATGTTGCTAAGAAAGCTTTAGATGCAGCTAAAAGTGCTTTGGGTATTCACTCACCTTCACGTGAATTCATGGATGTTGGTATGTATTCAATGCTAGGTTTCGTTAAAGGTATAGATAATCATTCAAGTAAAGTTATCCGTAATGTTTCTAATGTTGCAGATAAAGTAGTTGATGCATTTCAACCTACATTAAACGCACCTGACATTTCTAGTATTACAGGAAACTTAAGTAATTTAGGTGGAAATATAAATGCGCAAGTACAACACACACATTCTATTGAAACATCACCGAACATGAAAACTGTTAAAGTTGAATTCGATGTTAATAACGATGCGCTTACTAGTATTGTTAACGGCAGAAATGCTAAACGCAATTCTGAGTATTACTTATAAAGGAGGTTACAAATGGACATAGAATTAACAAAAAAAGATGGTACTGTAATCAAATTAAGTGAATACGGGTTTATCGTTAACGATATAGTAATTGATAGTATGCAAATCAACACAAAGTATCAAGATAAAGAAAATATGAACGGTCGTATATTAATGGGGAGCAATTATATCAGTAGAGATATAGTTGTTCCTTGTTTTTGTGTGGTAAAAAATCGTTCAGACATTGCTTATATGCGAGATATGTTGTATTCGTTAACGACAGACATAGAACCTATGTATTTGCGAGAAATAAGAAGAAAAGAAGAGTTGAATTACAGGTTTACTCAACCAATTTCTGATGATTACGTGAAATTAGATAAAAACAACTTCCCGGATTATGAATATTCAAGACACGATCAACAAATTTATGTAAATGGTAAACAGTATAAAGTTATTTTTAACGGAGTTATAAACCCTAAACAAAAAGGTAATAAAGTTTCTTTTGAACTAAAATTCGAAACTACAGAATTACCATACGGTGAAAGTATTGGAACAAGCCTAGAGTTAGAAGAAAACAAAAAGGTTGGATTGTGGTCGTTTGATTTTAATATTGATTGGCATGCAGGCGGAGACAAAAGAAAGTATACATTTGAAAATTTGAGCAAAGGTACAGTTTACTATCATGGTAGTGCTCCTAACGACCAATTCAACATGTATAAAAAGATAACAATTATTTTAGGCGAAGATACAGAATCGTTTGTATGGAATTTAACGCATGCTGAAATAATGAAAATCGAAGGGATCAAACTAAAAGCTGGAGACAGAATTGTTTATGATAGCTTCCGAGTTTATAAAAACGGTGTTGAAATAAGTACCGAAACGAATATAGCCCAACCAAAATTTAAATACGGAGCTAATAAATTTGAGTTTAATCAAACGGTACAAAAAGTTCAGTTTGATTTGAAATTTTATTATAAGTAGGTGTCAGAATGACAATAACTATTAAACCACCTAAAGGTAATGGCGCACCTGTACCAGTAGAAACAACTTTAGTAAAAAAAGTTAATGCTGACGGTGTATTAACTTTTGATATTCTAGAAAATAAATATACTTATGAAGTTATTAACGCTATAGGGAAAAGATGGATTGTTAGTCATGTCGAAGGTGAAAACGACAAGAAAGAATATGTAATAACTGTCATTGATAGGAAATCAGAAGGCGACAGACAACTGGTTGAATGTACTGCTAGAGAGATTCCTATAGACAAGTTAATGATTGATAGGATTTATGTTAATGTAACAGGATCTTTTACAGTAGAAAGATATTTTAACATTGTGTTTCAAGGTACTGGAATGCTTTTTGAAGTCGAAGGTAAGGTTAAGTCTTCGAAGTTTGAAAATGGTGGTGAAGGCGACACAAGGTTAGAAATGTTTAAAAAGGGATTAGAACATTTCGGTTTAGAATATAAAATAACGTATGACAAAAAGAAAGACAGATATAAGTTTGTATTGACGCCTTTTGCAAATCAAAAAGCGTCTTATTTTATTTCTGACGAAGTCAACGCCAACGCTATAAAACTCGAGGAAGATGCAAGTGATTTCGCCACCTTCATTAGAGGATATGGTAATTATTCAGGAGAAGAAACATTCGAACACGCTGGGCTCGTAATGGAAGCTAGAAGTGCATTAGCTGAAATATACGGCGACATCCACGCAGAACCATTTAAAGATGGTAAAGTGACTGACCAAGAAACTATGGATAAAGAATTACAATCGAGATTGAAAAAGTCGTTAAAACAATCTTTGTCTTTGGACTTTTTGGTGTTAAGAGAATCATATCCAGAAGCAGACCCACAACCCGGAGACATAGTACAAATAAAATCTACCAAACTAGGTTTGAATGATTTAGTCCGTATAGTACAAGTTAAAACGATTAGGGGTATAAACAATGTAATTGTTAAGCAAGATGTAACGCTTGGTGAGTTTAATCGAGAACAACGATATATGAAAAAAGTTAATACTGCAGCTAACTATGTTTCTGGATTAAATGATGTTAACCTTTCTAATCCTAGTAAAGCGGCAGAAAACTTGAAGTCTAAAGTAGCGTCAATAGCTAAATCAACACTCGATTTGATGAGTAGAACTGATCTAATTGAAGACAAACAACAGAAAGTGAGTTCTAAGACTGTAACTACATCAGATGGCACTATCGTTCACGATTTTATAGATAAATCAAACATTAAAGATGTAAAAACGATTGGAACGATTGGCGATTCTGTAGCTAGAGGATCACATGCGAAAACTAATTTCACAGAAATGTTAGGCAAGAAGTTAAAAGCTAAAACGACCAACCTTGCAAGAGGTGGCGCAACAATGGCAACAGTTCCAATAGGTAAAGAAGCGGTAGAAAACAGCATTTATAGACAAGCAGAGCAAATAAGAGGAGACCTAATCATATTACAAGGTACAGATGATGACTGGTTACATGGTTATTGGGCAGGCGTACCGATAGGCTCTGATAAAACCGACACTAAAACGTTTTACGGCGCCTTTTGTTCTGCAATTGAAGTTATCAGGAAAAATAATCCAGCTTCAAAAATACTTGTAATGACAGCTACTAGGCAATGCCCTATGAGTGGTACAACGATACGCCGTAAAGATACGGACAAAAACAAACTAGGGTTAACTTTAGAGGATTATGTCAATGCTCAGATATTGGCTTGTAGTGAATTGGATGTACCAGTATATGATGCCTATCATACAGATTATTTTAAGCCATATAATCCAGCGTTCAGAAAATCAAGTATGCCAGACGGATTGCATCCGAACGAGAGGGGTCATGAAGTTATTATGTACGAACTTATTAAAAATTATTACCAGTTTTACGGATAGAAAAGGAGGAAGACATGGATAACAAATTAATTACAGACTTAAGTAGAGTCTTTGACTACAGATATGTAGATGAAAATGAGTATAACTTTAAACTTATTTCAGACATGCTGACGGATTTTAATTTCTCTCTTGAATACCATAGAAATAAAGAGGTATTTGCACATAATGGAGAGCAAATAAAGTATGAGCATTTAAATGTCACAAGTAGCGTCTCTGATTTTTTAACGTATCTAAACGGCCGTTTCAGCAATATGGTACTAGGTCATAACGGCAACGGTATCAACGAAGTAAAAGACGCGCGTGTTGATAATACTGGTTATGATCATAAGACATTGCAAGATCGTTTGTATCATGATTATTCAACACTAGATGCTTTCACTAAAAAGGTTGAGAAAGCTGTAGATGAACACTATAAAGAATATCAAGCGACAGAATACCGATTTGAACCAAAAGAGCAAGAACCGGAATTCATCACAGATTTATCGCCATATACTAACGCAGTAATGCAATCATTTTGGGTAGACCCTAGAACGAAAATTATTTATATGACGCAAGCTCGTCCAGGCAATCATTACATGTTATCTAGATTGAAGCCCAACGGACAATTTATTGATAGATTGCTTGTTAAAAATGGCGGTCACGGCACACACAATGCCTATAGATATATCGGCAATGAGTTGTGGATTTATTCAGCTGTATTGGACAGTAACAAAAACAACAAGTTTGTACGTTTCCAATATAGAACTGGAGAAATAACTTATGGTAATGAAATGCAAGATGTCATGCCGAATATATTTAACGACAGATATACGTCAGCGATTTATAATCCGGTAGAAAATTTAATGATTTTTAGACGTGAATATAAACCCACTGAAAGACAACTTAAGAATTCGTTGAACTTTGTTGAGGTTAGAAGTGCTGACGATATTGATAAAGGTATAGACAAAGTATTGTATCAAATGGATATACCTATGGAATACACTTCAGATACACAACCTATGCAAGGTATCACTTATGATGCAGGTATCTTATATTGGTATACAGGTGATTCGAATACAGCCAACCCTAACTACTTACAAGGTTTCGATATAAAAACAAAAGAATTGTTATTTAAACGACGTATCGATATTGGCGGTGTGAATAATAACTTTAAAGGAGACTTCCAAGAAGCTGAGGGTCTAGATATGTATTACGATCTAGAAACAGGACGCAAAGCGCTTTTAATAGGGGTAACTATTGGACCTGGTAACAACAGACATCACTCAATTTATTCCATCGGCCAAAGAGGTGTTAACCAATTCTTAAAAAACATTGCACCTCAAGTATCGATGACTGATTCAGGCGGACGTGTTAAACCGTTACCAATACAGAACCCAGCATATCTAAGTGATATTACGGAAGTTGGTCATTACTATATCTATACGCAAGACACACAAAATGCGTTAGATTTCCCGTTACCGAAAGCGTTTAGAGATGCAGGTTGGTTCTTTGATGTACTGCCTGGACACTATAATGGTGCTCTAAGACAAGTACTTACCAGAAACAGCACAGGTAGAAATATGCTTAAATTCGAACGTGTCATTGACATTTTCAATAAGAAAAACAACGGAGCATGGAATTTCTGTCCGCAAAACGCCGGTTATTGGGAACATATCCCTAAGAATATTACAAAATTATCAGATTTAAAAATCGTTGGTTTAGATTTCTATATCACTACTGAAGAATCAAAACGATTTACTGATTTTCCTAAAGACTTTAAAGGTATTGCAGGTTGGATATTAGAAGTAAAATCGAATACACCAGGTAACACAACACAAGTATTAAGACGTAATAACTTCCCGTCTGCACATCAATTTTTAGTTAGAAACTTTGGTACTGGTGGCGTTGGTAAATGGAGTTTATTCGAGGGAAAGGTGGTTGAATAATGGTAGTAGATAATTTTTCGAAAGACGATAACTTAATCGAGTTACAAACAACATCACAATATAATCCAATTATTGACACAAACATCAGTTTCTATGAATCAGATAGAGGAACTGGTGTTTTAAATTTTGCAGTAACTAAGAATAACAGACCGTTATCTATAAGTTCTGAACATGTTAAAACATCTATCGTGTTAAAAACCGATGATTATAACGTAGATAGAGGCGCTTATATTTCAGACGAATTAACGATAGTAGACGCAATTAATGGGCGTTTGCAGTATGTGATACCGAATGAATTTTTAAAACATTCAGGCAAGGTGCATGCTCAGGCATTCTTTACACAAAACGGGAGTAATAATGTTGTTGTTGAACGTCAATTTAGCTTCAATATTGAAAATGATTTAGTTAGTGGGTTTGATGGTATAACAAAGCTTGTTTATATCAAATCTATTCAAGATACTATCGAAGCTGTCGGTAAAGACTTTAACCAATTAAAGCAAAATATGGCTGATACACAAACGTTAATAGCAAAAGTGAATGATAGTGCGACAAAAGGCATTCAACAAATCGAAATCAAGCAAAACGAAGCTATACAAGCTATTACTGCGACGCAAACTAGTGCAACACAAGCTGTTACAGCTGAAGTCGATAAAATAGTTGAAAAAGAGCAAGCGATTTTTGAACGTGTTAACGAAGTTGAACAACAAATCAATGGCGCTGACCTTGTTAAAGGTAATTCAACAACAAATTGGCAAAAGTCTAAACTTACAGATGATTACGGTAAAGCAATTGAATCGTATGAGCAGTCCATAGATAGCGTTTTAAGCGCAGTTAACACATCTAGGATTATTCATATTACTAATGCAACAGATGCGCCAGAAAAGACGGATATAGGCACGTTAGAGAAGCCTGGACAAGATGGTGTTGATGACGGTTCTTCGTTCGATGAATCAACTTATACATCAAGCAAATCTGGTGTGTTAGTTGTTTATGTTGTTGATAATAATACTGCTCGTGCAACATGGTACCCAGACGATTCAAACGATGAGTACACAAAATACAAAATCTACGGCACATGGTACCCGTTTTATAAAAAGAATGATGGAAACTTAACTAAGCAATTTGTTGAAGAAACGTCTAACAACGCTTTAAATCAAGCTAAGCAGTATGTAGATGATAAATTCGGAACAACGAGCTGGCAACAACATAAGATGACAGAGGCGAATGGTCAATCAATTCAAGTTAACTTAAATAATGCGCAAGGCGATTTGGGATATTTAACTGCTGGTAATTACTATGCAACAAGAGTGCCGGATTTACCAGGTAGCGTTGAAAGTTATGAGGGGTATTTATCTGTATTCGTTAAAGATGATACAAATAAGTTGTTTAACTTCACACCTTATAACTCTAAAAAGATTTACACACGATCAATCACAAACGGCAGACTTGAGCCACAGTGGACGGTTCCTAATGAACATAAGTCAACGGTATTGTTCGACGGTGGCGCAAATGGTGTAGGTACAACAATCAATCTAACCGAACCGTACACAAACTATTCTATTTTGTTGGTAAGTGGAACTTATCCAGGTGGCGTTATTGAGGGATTCGGACTAACCGCATTACCTAACGCGATTCAATTGAGTAAAGCGAATGTAGTTGACTCAGACGGCAACGGTGGCGGTATTTATGAGTGCTTACTATCCAAAACAAGTAGCACTACTTTAAGAATAGATAACGATGTGTACTTTGATTTAGGTAAAACATCAGGTTCTGGAGCGAATGCCAACAAAGTTACTATAACTAAAATTATGGGGTGGAAATAATGAAAATCACAGTAAACGATAAAAACGAAGTTATCGGATTCGTTAATACTGGCGGTTTACGCAATAGTTTAGATGTAGATGATAACAATGTGCCTATTAAATTTAAAGAAGAGTTCGAACCTAGAAAGTTTGTTTTCACTAACGGCGAAATTAAATACAATAGCAATTTCGAAAAAGAAGACGTACCGAATGCATCAAACCAACAAAGTGCGTCAGATTTAAGTGATGAGGAACTTCGCGGAATGGTTGCGAGTATGCAAATGCAGGTGGCACAAGTAAACGTATTAACAATGGAATTAGCTCAACAAAACGCTATGTTAACACAACAGTTGACTGAACTGAAAACTAACAAAACAAGTACTGAGGGGGACGTTTAAATAATGAAGATGATTTATCCAACTTTTAAAGACATTAAAACTTTTTATGTTTGGGGTTACTATAAAAACGAGCAAATTAAGTGGTACGTAGACAAGGGTTTAATCGATAAAGAAGAATACGCTTTAATCACTGGAGAAAAATATCCAGAAACAAAAGATGAAAAGTCACAGGTGTAATGCTTGTGGCTTTTTAATTTGAATAAAGTGGGTGGCATAATGTTTGGATTTACCAAACGACATGAACAAGATTGGCGTTTAACGCGATTAGAAGAAAATGATAAGACTATGTTTGAAAAATTCGACAGAATAGAAGATAGTCTTAGAGCGCAAGAAAAGATTTATGACAAATTAGATAGAAATTTTGAAGAATTAAAGCGCGACAAGGTAGAAGATGAAAAGAATAAAGAAAAGAATGCCAAGAATATTAGAGACATAAAAATGTGGATTCTAGGTTTGATAGGGACTATCTTCAGTACGATTGTCATAGCTTTACTAAGAACTGTTTTTGGTATTTAAAGGAGGTGATTACCATGCTTAAAGGGATTTTAGGATATAGCTTCTGGGCGTGCTTCTGGTTTGGTAAATGTAAATAACAGTTAAGAGTCAGTGCTTCGGCACTGGCTTTTTATTTTGATGGAAATGAGGTGCATACATGGGATTACCTAATCCGAAAAATAGAAAGCCCACAGCTAGTGAAGTGGTTGAATGGGCGTTATATATCGCTAAAAACAAAATAGCTATTGATGTACCTGGTTCTGGAATGGGAGCACAATGCTGGGATTTACCTAATTATTTACTCGATAAATATTGGGGATTTAGAACATGGGGAAATGCTGATGCTATGGCTCAGAAATCTAATTATAGAGGTAGAGATTTCAAGATAATTAGAAATACAAAAGACTTTGTACCACAACCAGGCGACTGGGGTGTTTGGACTGGTGGTTGGGCAGGTCATGTGAACATTGTAGTAGGGCCATGCACAAAAGACTATTGGTATGGTGTGGATCAAAACTGGTATACAAATAATGCAACAGGAAGTCCGCCGTATAAAATCAAACACTCTTATCATGATGGACCAGGTGGAGGAGTTAAATATTTTGTTAGACCACCATATCATCCGGAGAAATCTACGCCGGCACCTAAACCAGAAGATGATAGTGATGATAACGAAAAAAATAATAAAAAAGTTCCAATTTGGAAAGATGTAACAACTATAAAGTACACTATTTCTAGCCAAGAGGTTAATTATCCAGAATATATTTATCACTTTATAGTAGAAGGTAATCGACGACTCGAAAAACCTAAAGGAATAATGATTAGAAACGCACAAACGATGAGCTCGGTAGAAAGTTTATATAACAGTAGGAAGAAATACAAACAGGATGTAGAATATCCCCACTTTTATGTTGACAGACATAATATTTGGGCACCTAGAAGAGCTGTATTTGAAGTTCCTAATGAACCTGATTATATAGTTATAGACGTATGTGAAGATTATAGTGCGAGTAAAAATGAATTTATTTTTAATGAGATTCACGCAATGGTTGTAGCTGTAGATATGATGGCCAAATATGAGATACCTCTAAGTATTGAAAATTTAAAAGTAGACGACAGCATTTGGCGTTCGATGTTGGAACATGTTAATTGGAATATGATTGACAACGGTGTTCCCCCTAAAGATAAATACGAAGCATTAGAAAAGGCATTACTTAATATATTTAAAAACAGAGAAAAATTATTAAATTCTATAACTAAACCAACAGTAACAAAATCTAGAATAAAAGTTATGGTAGATAATAAAAACGCTGATATAGCGAATGTAAGAGACTCATCACCAACAGCTAATAATGGCTCGGCATCTAAACAACCGCAGATCATAACAGAAACGAGTCCTTATACATTCAAACAAGCACTGGATAAACAAATGGCAAGAGGTAACCCGAAAAAATCTAATGCTTGGGGTTGGGCTAACGCTACACGAGCACAAACGAGCTCGGCAATGAATGTTAAACGAATATGGGAAAGTAACACACAGTGCTACCAAATGCTTAATTTAGGCAAGTATCAAGGTGTTTCAGTTAGCGCACTTAATAAGATACTTAAAGGTAAGGGAACATTGAATAATCAAGGTAAAGCGTTCGCAGAAGCTTGTAAAAAACACAACATTAATGAAATTTATTTAATCGCGCATGCTTTCTTAGAAAGTGGATATGGAACAAGTAACTTCGCTAACGGAAAAGATGGAGTATACAACTACTTCGGCATTGGCGCTTACGACAACAATCCTAACTACGCAATGACGTTTGCAAAGAATAAAGGTTGGACATCTCCAGCAAAAGCAATCATGGGCGGTGCTAGCTTCGTAAGAAAGGATTACATCAATAAAGGTCAAAACACATTGTACCGAATTAGATGGAATCCTAAGAATCCAGCTACCCACCAATACGCTACTGCTATAGAGTGGTGCCAACATCAAGCAAGTACAATCGCTAAGTTATATAAACAAATCGGCTTAAAAGGTATCTACTTCACAAGGGATAAATATAAATAAAGAGGTGTATAAATGTACAAAATAAAAGATGTTGAAACGAGAATAAAAAATGATGGTGTTGACTTAGGTGACATTGGCTGTCGATTTTACACTGAAGATGAAAATACAGCATCTATAAGAATAGGTATCAATGACAAACAAGGTCGTATCGATCTAAAAGCACATGGCTTAACACCTAGATTACATTTGTTTATGGAAGATGGCTCTATATTCAAAAATGAGCCCCTTATTATCGACGATGTTGTAAAAGGTTTCCTTACCTACAAGATACCTAAAAAGGTTATCAAACACGCTGGTTATGTTCGCTGTAAGCTGTTTTTAGAGAAAGAAGAAGAAAAAATACATGTCGCAAACTTTTCTTTCAATATCGTTGATAGTGGTATTGAATCTGCTGTAGCAAAAGAAATCGATGTTAAATTGGTAGATGATGCTATTACGAGAATTTTAAAAGATAACGCGACAGATTTATTGAGCAAAGACTTTAAAGAGAAAATAGATAAAGATGTCATTTCTTACATCGAAAAGAATGAAAGTAGATTTAAAGGTGCGAAAGGTGATAAAGGCGAACCGGGACAACCTGGTGCGAAAGGTGATACAGGTAAAAAGGGAGAACAAGGCACACCCGGTAAAAACGGTACTGTAGTATCAATCAATCCTGACACTAAAATGTGGCAAATTGATGGTAAAGATACAGATATCAAAGCAGAACCTGAGTTATTGGACAAAATCAATATCGCAAATGTTGAAGGGTTAGAAAATAAATTGCAAGAAGTTGAAAAAATCAAAGATACAACTCTCAACGACTCTAAAACGTATACGGATTCAAAAATTGCTGAACTAGTTGATAGCGCGCCTGAATCTATGAATACATTAAGAGAATTAGCAGAAGCAATACAAAACAACTCTATTTCAGAAAGTGTATTGCAACAGATTGGCTCAAAAGTTAGTACAGAAGATTTTGAGAGATTCAAGCAATCATTAAACAGTTTGTATGCAGATAAAAATCATAGTCATACAATCAAACAGATTGAAGGATTAGAAAATGCTTTATCAAAAAAATCAGACATAAATCACAGTCATGATGAACGTTATCTTTTATCATCAAATGCTTTTACAAAAGAGGAAGCAGATAAACTTTATCAACCTATCGGTTCTTCGCAGCCGTCACTGAATATTTGGACAGGCAGTGAAACAGAATATAATTATTTGTATCAAAAAGACCCTAATACACTTTACTTAATTAAGGGGTGATTTTTATGGAAGGTAATTTTAGAAATGTAAAGAAGTTTATTTACGAAGGTGAAGAATATACAAAAGTATATGCTGGAAATATCCAAGTATGGAAAAAGCCTTCATCTTTTGTAATTAAACCCTTACCTAAAAATAAATATCCGGATAGCATAGAAGATTCAACAGCAAAATGGACAATAAATGGAGTTGAACCTAATAAAAGTTATCAGGTGACAATAGAAAATGTACGTAGCGGTATAATGAGGATTTCGCAAACTAATTTAGGGTCAAGTGAATTAGGAATATCAGGAGTCAATAGCGGAGTTGCAAGTAAAAATATCAACTTTAGTAATCCTTCAGGGACGTTGTATGTCACTATAAGTGATGTTTATTCAGGATCTCCGACATTGACCATTGAATAA